CACCTATGCCAGCACTGAAACCCGCTCCCGCCGTCGCGAAAAGAAAATCGAAGGCGATTATCGTCGAGACACTCGCCGAGGTCGCAGACGTTTTCGGGTTGAGCGTATCAGCGATTGCCGCGTGGAGAAAAGACGATATGCCGGGCACTCCCGGCCGATTCGATATCGCGAAGATTGTGCAATGGGAACGGGCGAAGCGAAGCTCTGGCGGTGGCGTCAGTGAAGAATTGAAGCAAGCCGACATCCGACTGAAAACCGCACAGGCCCGCGCGAAAGAAATGGAAAACTCCGTGAATGAAGGCGAACTTGTCCCGCTCGCCGACGTGGAATTGTTCGTCGCGACCGCGCTGATCGAGTGCCGCGTGGTCGTGATGTCGATCCCCGAGGCCATTGCCACGTCAGCCCCGCCAGAACTGCGGGACCATGCAAGGACGGAAGCTGATCGAACGTGTCGGGCCGCGTTGACGAGCCTGCGGCGGCGGCTGGAGCTGTCGCAGTTGGAACAGCAACCGGAGGCGGATGAGTGAAAATCGAAACCCCATTGTCGGACGCTCATTATCAGGCCATCGGCGTAACGGCACAGGCCATCAGTGAAGCACTCAAATCTCTACCAGTGAACGCAAGCACGGTTCGCGAAAGCCTCGCCAAATCCATGCACCGTCTCGTGATTATGCTCGGGATCGTCGAGAACACGGAGGCTGATGAGTGATCGCGATCAAAGCTATCCGCCACATCGAGCCGCCTCCGCATGTCGTCTCGTCCGAGTGGCTCCCGCTCAACGTGACGATGCCAGCGGGGACCGAGACGAGCGGGCAACCGTTCTCGCTCGCGTCATTCCCACACGTTGATGGAGTCCTTGCGGCATTCGACGACGCGACAGTGCGAACAATCGTCCTGCAATGGGGCACGCGGCTGGGAAAAACGACGACGTGCCTCAGCCTGATGGCTCAACAGGCCGGAACGAATCCCCGAAACATGATGTTCGCCAGCTCGACGAAGGATGCCGCGTCGAGAGTCGTCGGGAGTCGCTTGTATCCGATCCTCGCCGCGACGGACGGAGTAAAGGACCAACTCCTCAAGGAGCATCGCCGCAGCCTCCTGCACGTCAAGTTGGAGGCGTGCCGGGTGTTTGTCGGCTGGAGCGGATCAGACACGAGCCTGGCCGACGTGGGGGCGTTTATGGGCGTGGGGAACGAGATCGACAAGTGGAGTGGGACTGCCAGCGACGAGGCGGATTCGCTGTCGCTGTTCCTCAATCGCTTCAAGGGCTTCACCGATCACAAAATCGTTCTCGAATCGACACCAACGATCAAAGGCCATTCGCGAATTGAGCATTGGATGGGCCGGTCGAATCAACACTTCCGCTTCGTCCCCTGTCCGCACTGCGGCGAGTTCCAAATGCTCGTCAAAGGGAAGGAGGGCGTGCCCGGCGGCATCAAGTGGGACCGCGACGAGAACGGCGAGAGCAACGCGGACCTTGCTTTCAAGACGGCGTTCTATCAATGCGTCGCATGTGAAAAAAAGATCGAGAACTATCACCGTGTCCCCATGCTCCGGCGTGGCGTGTGGGTGCCTGATGGCTGCGCGGTCAAGCCCGATGGCACGATCTACGGGACCGCGATCAACGCGGGCTCGGATGTTGTCGGCTTCGGGCCGCTCCCGTCGTGGTACGCACTGACCGAGACCTGGGGCAGCTTTGCTCGCGCGTGGATCAGGGCGAAGAAGCGTCCCCGCGACTTACAGGACGTGGTCAACAGCTACATGGCCGAGACGTGGGCCGCGAAGAAAACGAAATCGACTCCCGAGCGAGTGGCCGAACGGATCACGGGACCGACTCCGCGCGGCATCGTGCCCGAGGGCGGGATGTTTTTGACGGTCACGGTGGACCGGCAAGCGGCTGACGGCGGGTTCAACCCGTGGGTCGTGCTGGCTCACGGCGCGGAAGATCGCGCGTGGCTCATCGAGTGGGGCCAAACGCGGACGCTCGATGAGGCGTGGACCGTCATGAGGCGGTCATTCCGGCACGCGGACGGCGGGCTGGACATGGTTCCGATCATCTCGGCCGTCGATTCGGGCTGGGCGACGAAAGAGACTTACGACTTCTGCAATTCGCGGCTCGGTGTCATCCCGTGCAAAGGATCGACCGGAGACCTCAGCGGCCGCGAGTACGTGCTGACGGAGCTTGGCGACCGGACTCGCACCGACAGCGAGGGGCAATCGCTGCTCCACGTCAACACGGACCTTTGGGAGACCGAGTTGCAAGAGCGGCTGGACGGCAGGCTGGCCGGAGAACCGGGTTCGCTCACGCTGGCCTTGGAGTCGGCTCGCGACTTGGGATTCTTAGAGCAGCTTTGCAACGCCGAACTCGGCGAAGACACGGACAAGCGCGGCAACGCGAAATTGATCTGGAAAAAGAAGCACGGGTCGCAGCCCAATGACTGGCGCGATTGCGTGCGGTACGGGCTGTGCCTCGGCCGGGCGTGGATCATCGCGGAGGGCTTTCCACTGCGGCAGATCGTGCCATCGCAACCGGCACCGCAGAAGGTTGAAGCGGGCTTCGTGCGGCAACCGGCGGGCGTGACAGGTGGTTCGAGTGGTTGGGTCCGCACGGGGGCAAAACGATGAGCAAGCTCGGATTGACGCGACTCTGCCGTTCTCGCGCTGACGGCCCTCTGCCGGGGGACAAGTGCCCTGCTGATTCGTGTCCCGGAATGGTCGCGGTATACGATAGCCGCGTGCGTAGTGGATGGCGTATTAGATACCTGCGATGCAATACGTGCGGGAAAACTCCCGCGAATAACAAGATCATCGACGCCGCTTGTGTTACTACGCAATAGTAATCATCAGTCTCGTTGATACTGACACGCAGATGGCAGACATATACCGTATGTCCCATGCCAGCCAAATTCGCCACCGCCAACTCATACACAGCCGCCGAGATGCTCGCGCTGTGGACCGAGACATCGGCACAGATCGCGGCTACGGGCGTGTCATACGCCATCGCGGGGCGGTCGTTTGCTTGTGCAGACCCTGACGCGGCGATGCGGTCGATTGCGTTCTGGGAATCCCGAGTCAATCAGGACGAAGCTCCAGCGGCCAATCTGGCAAGGCTGGTGCGAAGATGATTCGCAGGACAATGCTGAGCCGTGTTCAATCGGCTTTCGATGCGATGGCCTACGCCGTGGCTCCCGAGTGGGGCGCGCGACGCATGGCCGTTCGCAAAATGTGGGACGCTTCAACGCAGGCGGCAGACCGATTCACTGCGAGCGCACTGGAAGCGGCCGAATCCGACCGGATGCGAGACGGCCGTTGGCTCGGCTCGCGACTCTCGGCGGATGCGTTCCTTGAAGGCGATCTCGAACTCACTCGACGAAACAGCCGCGAGCTTTATCGCAACGACTTCGTCGGCGGTGCAGTCGACTCCCGCGTCGAGCATTTCATCGGCACCGGCTTCACAGTTCAAGCGAAAATCACCGAGCGTGCGGGCATTATCACGGCCGACGAAGCGGACCTGTTCAACGATCAACTCGAAGCGGTATACGCTCAGGTCGCGCCGGTCGCGTGCCGGACTCGCAAGCGAAGTCTGTGGCAAAAGGCGTGTCTCGTCGCGAGGAATCTCGACGTGGACGGAGAAGCGTTGGTCGTGTTCAGCGACATCGGCACGGCCGGCTCCCCGATCCCGCTTTGCGTCGAAGTGATCGACGTGGATCGGCTCGAAACGCCACCCGAGCGAATCATCGACCCGCTGTGCCGCATGGGCATTCAATACCACAAAAATAAGTCGATTAAGTCCTACTGGATTCGCAAGAATCACCCGAACGATAACAAAGAATTCGGCATGGAATATGACGAAGTCGCGGCGGATCGCGTCTGTCATATCTACGTCGAGTGGTTCGCCGGTCAGTCGCGCGGCTTGCCGTGGATGACTCGCAGTTTGAACCGTGCGAAAGACGGGAAAGACCTGGGCGAGGCTTCGATCATGGCTGCTCAGGTCGAGGCGTGTTATGCGGGGTTCATCAAGTCGAAGGCCAACCCGCTTCGCAAGGCAATCGGAGCATCGACCGGCACGGACGCGGGCGGAAATCGACTACAGGACATCCGGCCGGGAACGATGACCTACGTTGGGGCTGACGAGGAGATCGTTTTCAGCAACCCGACCAAGGCCAACGCGGCCGGAAGTCTCATCGAGTACAACAATCGGACCATCGCGGCGGGACTCAACTGGCCCTACGAGATGATGATGAAGGACTGGAGAGGCGTGAGCTTCGCCGGGGGCCGCATCGTGCTGCAAGGCGCGAAGATGACGACCCGCAGCGTCCAAAAGCTCATCACCGAGACGTTCCTGACACCGTTCTGGCAGCAGATGGTGGCTGAATCCGTGATCGTCGGTGCCGTGGACATCGACCCGCGTCTCTACCGCGACAACGCGTTCCTGTTCAACGCTCACAGTTGGACCGCACCGCGCTGGAATTACGCCCTGACGCCGGGTGAAGAGATCGATGCGAAGGTCACGGCGATCAACAACAACATGGCCACGTTGGCAGATGTTCTCGCCGAAGACCAGCAAGACTTGGAGGTCGTCATTCCGCAGCGCGCGAAAGAACGGCGGCTAGAACGTGAAAGCAACATCGTTCCGAACGAGAACGTAATCGCCGGAGCGCAAGCAGCGAACGTGAAGCCCGCGAAACCATCCCCGCAAGCAAAGGAGATGGCGACCAATGCGTAACTTTGAAGCGACGTTTGATGCGAAGACGAAGACGCTTGAACTGCGGATGTTCGGCGTTGTCGGCGAGGACGTGACCGGCGACGGATCAACAATCGACGCGACGGCCGTGGCTCAGGCGCTGGCGGTCAAGCCAACGCACATTCGCGCGATCATCAACAGCCGTGGCGGGAGCGTGTTTCACGGACTCGCGATATACGAACTGTTGAAGACCTCCGGTGCGCACGTCTCCGGGCAGATCGTCGGGCTGTGCGGTTCGATCATGTCGGTCATCGCGGCTGCGTGCGACACGCTCGAAATGAATTCAGCCGCGTTGATGATGATTCACGAGGCCAGCGGAGCCGTGGCCGGTCGAGCTTCTGAAATGCGGATGACGGCTGAGATCACGGACAAAATGAACGACTCCCAAGTGGACATATTCACGGCGAGGACTGGACAAACACCCGAGGCAATCCGGGCGATGCTCAGCGCCGAAACGTGGATGACCGCCCGCGAAGCCCTCGCGGGGAAGTTCATCACTGGCATCAGTTCGGCCAAGATCATCGCGGCCGAGTTCAACGAAAACCAATTCCACAATGTACCCGCGCATGTCCTGCCATTGCTGGCCGACCTGCAAGCACAAGGAGCCGAACCGATGGCCGAAGTATCGACAACCGCACCAGAAAAAGACGCCAATTCTCCCGACGACTTCGCCACATGGTCGGCGACTCCCGAGGCTCAGGACGCACTGAAAAACGGATACGCGGGATACCTACGCACCGCAGCGGACTCGCTTGAAACCGAGTCGCCTGCTGAGGACGCGAAGCCCGACGAAGAGACCGAACCAACCGACCCAACGGAGCCACCAATGGCCAAGGCCGATGTCGAGAAGATTAAGGCCGAGGCCCGCGCCGAAGAGCGCACTCGGCAAACCACGATCACCGAGCTTTGCGCACAAGCCAAGCTGCCCGAGCTGTCCGCGAAGTTCTGCGAGAGCCCCGAGATCACCGTCGCGGACGTGCGAACCAAGCTGTTCGAGGCACTGTGCAAGGAACGTGGCCCGCTCGGCGACGAAGGCGGCACAGCGGGCGACACCAAGGCCCAGCCAACCGCGAACGATAAATACGTGGCCGAGTTCAAGGCTGAGGCGTCATATGCCAAGGCGATGACCGAGGCTGAGTATATCGCGATGCGACGCATTGATGACGGACACGACACGCTCAAGATCGGTCCCACCAAGTAACGCTCCCCAAAGGGCGACAACCTCAACCAAGTAAGGAGCCAAAAAAATGGCAGTGACAGAAAACAAACTGATTAAGCGACAAGACGGGGCAAAGCGATCCTATCCGGTCTCAGCGTCAACCCGCATTTATCAAGGGACGCTCGTGTTCGTGAATGCGGCGGGCAACGCCCACGATGACACGGCGACGGGCGTGAATGCCTTCGCCGGTATCGCTATCGCGGAAGCGAACAACACAGACGGAGCGGCAGGAGATATCGAGGTCGAAGTCTACACCGAGGGCGACTTCGAGCTAACCGGGACCGGCTTCGCGTTGACCGATAACGCAATGCCGGTCTATGCGGACGACAACTACGCGCTAGTTCTCACGCTCGGAGCAACCAGCGTCCGCATCGGGACGATTGTCAGAGCCGTCAGTTCGACGAAAGCCATCGTCGCTATCAAAACAGGTCGAGTCGGTGCGCTGGACACTGCCGCACTGACCACGATCACCCCGGCTGATGCAGCGGGAACTCCCGACTACGCAATCGCGGCGATTACCAACTCGACTCCTTTCGGATTCTCGAACGCGGCCGAAGGAATCACCCTGCTGTATGTCGTGCAAAACCTGCAAAAGCGAGTCTTGGAACTCGAAGCGCAGTCCCTGTAATTCCAACCCGTTCCCGTCACTGGGGGCCGGATCATCTCGACGGATAGCTACCGTCCAGACCCGGCCAACCCAGTGACAGGAGTTTCAAAACAGTCGATCACAGTGACGGGGGTTTCTGAAAGGAACCCCAACGATGGCCCTCGATACAGCCAAAGCAACGGTCACGTTGCGAACCCTGACGAAGAAGTTTGACGAACGAGTCGCAGCCGCGACCCCGTTCTACCCTCAGTTGTGCAGCGTCATCCCTAGCGATGGGGCAGACGAGGCATACGGGCTGCTCGGTGGAGCAACCGGCGTTCGTGAGTGGCTGGCTGACCGGCAATTCAACGAACGACGTGCCGGGACGTTCACCATCGCAAACAAGCACTGGGAATCGTCCGAACTCATCAAGAAAACGGACATCGCCGACGACCGCATGGGCATGTACGGACCATTGATCGAAGACCTCGCGACCGAGGCGACTTATCACCCCGACGAATTGCTGTTCAGCCTGATGGTGAACGGTGAATCGCAAGCCTGCTTCGATGGTCAGTTCTTTTATGACACGGACCACAGTTGGGGCGACAGCGGCACTCAGGATAACGACCTGACCTACGCGGCCGCGACCAGCACTGTTCCCACGGCGGCAGAATTCAAGGCCGCATTCACAGCCGCTCGCGTGGCGATGCTGAAGTTCAAAAACGATAAGGGAAAGCTCCTCAACCGGCCGATCACGACCGGGCTGAAGAACCTGCTCGTGGTCGTCAATCCTGACTTCGAGCAGATCGCGAAAGACGCGCTGCTCTCGACGCTCAGCGGCGGCGGAAACTCGAACATCGTGGTCGATGTCCCAACTATCGTGTCGAGTGCCCATCTGACCGATACGTCGAAGATGTATCTCTTCAACCTTGATGGCGCTTTGAAGCCGTTCGTGTTCCAAGCCCGCGAACCACTGAACCGACAGACCAAGGGACTCGACGACATCGAGACCAAGGACGTGAAGTTCATGACCGAGGCCAGATATAACGTCGGTTATCTCGCATGGTGGAAGTCTACCCTCACGACATTTACGTGATCACTCTCCGGTGTAGCGGGGTAGAGCAGTCTGGTAGCTCGCTTGGTTCATACCCAAGAGGCCGTTGGTTCAAATCCAACCCCCGCCATTTTGTTGGTAATGCGATTTATAGAGGGCAACACATGCCGGAAGTGATGCTGAAAAGAGACTGGCCATCGACGTTTCGACGCACCGTGAGGAATGTCAAAAAGCCATACATGCTTGAGTTCAATCCGGGCGAGCCGGTCGAGCTGAACGCGAAGGAATTGGAGGCAGTCAAGGCGGACATCGGCGTCTGCCTGATGCCGTGCGAACGAGACGCGAAGGGCAAGCCTCGCATCATCACCGACGAGGTGGAGACCGAAGAAGAAGCCGAGGAATCCAATGTCCCGCAGCTTGTCTGATGTCATCAGCGGTCACGTCAGCAGCGTGTTCATGAACGCGGATCACTTCGCGGTTGCGATCACATACGAGCGACGCGGCGCTACGGT